AGCGCAACCAATTTTCGCGCTGGCGGCCCGCGTTGAATTTGTCATTGAGCAATTTGTGAAGATACGCATGGGCCGCCCGGGTGTCACCCCAAATTTGCGCAAGCCGATCCACTTGTGCGCGGATGCGCCACCGCAACCGTCGGGCGCGGCCTTCGGTTTCGGTTTCCATCGCCGCGGCCAAATCGTCGGCGGCCTCCTGAAGATGCCGCTTCACGCGGTCAAACTCCGCGTTGGTGCGGATTTCAGAGGCGCTGCTCACTTGGCGGCCCAGGGCATGGCTGATGGCGGTGAGGCGCAGGGCGCGATTGTTCGCGGGCCAGCCTTGCGCGGCGCAGGCGCGCGTCCATAAGGCCATCATATAGATTTGTTGCTTGCGAGTCATCGGCGGTGGCGTTCCCGTTCGCGCCGGCCTTGGTGCCATTCACCGCGCGCGGCTTTGTGGTCTTCGCAAATTTCCAATCCGCCGGGCAGCACGGTGGGCGGCAACGGTTTGCGCGCGCCGGGGGATGTGGACACAGTGGCGGCGGCGTAACCGTGGAGTTCCACCACTCTTAGTCCGGCCGCATGCACGCGCCGCAGAAATTCAGCGCGGGCTTCATCGGTGGGATGGTTCAAGAATTTCATGGCCGGTCAAAAATTAAACGCGCGCCCAACCGCCACCCATGACAGGAACATAACAACACGATAAGCATTGCTGCTCATGCTGGGGCATAGTTTGGTTGAATTGCCGCAGGGGGTGCGGTCTTGAAGCAGTCCGGTGGACATGATGGACGCGCGTAAATTCATGGTTGCACCGCCTTTTGTTCGGCCCGATAAATTTTCTGATAAGCCCGGCGATAAGCCGCTCCTTTTAATCCGGCCAGTTCTGGCCGGTGTTTGCTTTTGCGAGGCCCGCCATCACAACGCAAGCCGGCGGCGATAAATTTACGGGACTGCATCCGGCGGAACTCCGTCTTGTATCGGTGCCGTTGCACGCCGTGCAACTCGGGATGTTTGGAGTTGACGCCTCCGGGTGGAATGGGCGGGCGAGGTGGCATTTCCGCGAGGCGTCGTTCTTTGCTCAACCGGCGCATTTTTCTGTTGTACGCGATATTGTATGTTTTACCAGTGAGCCCAGCCAAATCGGGATGACTCATCCGCTCTCGGGGAATGAGTATGGGCCTTCGGATTTTGCGCACCACCGGCGGTGGCAACGCGGCCACGGCGGCGGCCTGGCGGAGCGCGATTTCCTCTGGCGTGAACCCCAGCCGCCGGAGCAGATTGGCGCCGCCTTGCAGCCCAGGCAATTGCCGGGCCGCAGCCTGGCGCACGGCGATTTCTCCAGGCGCATATCCGCATTGCAACAAAATCAGCGCGCCCGTTCTGAGCGCCTCATTTTGGCTGGTCTGGCTCATGGTAATCAGTCAGGCCCAGGTGCGCGCGGCGGCAGAAAAATTCCCGCTCGGGATCGGCGTGGAATCGGCCGCAATACGGGCAGCGCAGATGCACAGCGCGGATGATGGCAATCAAGGCCGCGCAAAAAAACGCGAAGGCTACAATGAAGACCATCATGACGCGGCCGTTGGTTGGCGGTGGCGGTTTAGTGCGGCCAGTTGCCTTTTCAATTCCGCGCGGCGCGCGAATTGTTTCTCGCGCATTTGATCCAGCGCGGTTTTCATCCGGTCCATGCCATCTTCCGCGAGGGCGATGGCGGCCTGTAATTGCGCGATCTCCAGCTCGCGCGGGCTCATGTCTTCGATTGCTCTCATGGGTTTGCTCTCGGTTTCTGTTCTGCTGTGACGGATTGCACCGTCACGAAATCGGGGTCCAGATGGTGCCGGCACGCCGCGCGCCAGGCGGCGTCGGCGCTGGGGAAAAGGGTGGCCTCTTCTTCGCCCGCCAAGACCAGGACGGGCGTGTCCGCATCGAACAAAATCCGGCAATAATGCTCGCGGAATCGCAGTTTAACGCCGGACCTCATGCGACCTCCATGCGGCGTTTGCGTGCCGGGTGCCGGCGCGGGCTGGCCAGAATCTCGCCGGTGCGATGGATGTCCCGGCGCAGGACGTGCGAAAGTGATTGGCATCCCGGCATATCTTGGATTTCGCGGAGGGCCAGCCGCGCGGAATCCCGCAGCCCGCGCGCCGCGGCGCGCAAACGCCCATCAGTGGGAGATTGTGGCGGTGCGCTCATGGGGGTGATTGTGGGGGGTGGTGTCATTATGTCAATCTGTTTTTCCAGAGATATTGCCGGGCCGGGAACACGCCCCCCCGCCAGGGCGTGGATCGTCTTGTTTTTTTCTTCCTTCTAATATCTATCTTTTGAAAAATTTCCAGCCGATTGCTGGAACCTTCTTCCTAGCATTTTCGTCGGCTTCGCGTTCCATCGCCGCGTCCGGCTGGCCAGAATTCAAAGCGGCCAGCCGTTTCCGAAACTGGTTGGCCATTGTTTCGCGGCCAGCCGCCTCAGCGGCTGCGATCTTGGCCTGCAGCCGCGCGCGGATCGCGCGAAAACACTCGGCTTTGGCCGCATCAAACGCGGCCCAATCTTCCGCGGTGGGTCGCGGATTTTCTCCCGTAACTCCGTTGGTCAGCATAGTTGAAACTATGCTTGCTGCACATTCGATGTCGTGTTCCTGGATTCCAGCCTCGCGGCATGCAGCGTAACATGCATGACCGTGAGTGAGGAGACCTTCCAATTGGGCCGCGCGAAGCGCAATGTTTTTCAGCGCAATGTTTTTCATTTCTTGCCTTTCGTTTATTTTTGCCGCGTGCCGCGCGGCGCGGAGGGGGCCCAGATCGGGCCGCCTGGTCCGCCCCCCGCGCGCAACGAGGGGCGGCGTCAGACGGGCCGGTCAAGAGATATCATCCGGGGATGGTGGGGCTTCTGGAAGCCCAAGAGCGGTTAGCGCTTCAACAAGTCTTTTCTGATGGTATGAGGAGAGCAAATCTTTCGCTCTCAATCCCACAATAACTGACTCGACCGAGTCTGCTTCCGAGATTGATGGGGTATCTATCCACTCGAAAACATCGTTGTAGTTCTGGTGCAACGATTCTCGAACCACTCCTATCATGATTTGCCCGGCACGATAATGCCGTGCCTCCAGATAGAAGCTCACCTGCGGCTCTGAATTCCCGATACCGGTCCCTCCGCTCATCTTGGTTGTGATCTTAATTGCGTTCCAGTACGCACCGCTCTCATCGATTCCGGACGCCTTACCGCGCCGGCATTTTTTTTCGCGGACGATTTCCGCGAATGTTTTCGGGGTGTTCGTGGTGTTCGTTTTCATCTTGCCTTTCGTTTCTTTTTTTGCCGCGGACCGGGCTAAATCACATAATCGGGTTCGGGGGCGGGTGCGGGTTCGGGTGCGGGCAGAAGCACGAACTCTGCCCTGGCTTTCCGTCGGAAGCCGTCGTGGCTTCCGACGATGTAGTACCCCGCCCCGGTTAGATATAGGGTGCCGCCCGTCTTTTCGACCCATTCGAAATCTCCGGTGGGCCGTGTCTTGCCGGGGAAATACTTTCCCCAGGCTCTCCCTCTTGAGAGTCCTCCGAATTTTGTGGAGAGCTTGATTTGCTCTCCAGTGCGGATATATTTCGTGGACGGTGTGTTTTCGGATTTCATTTCTCTGCTCTCTCTCTTCTCGTTTTTTACCGCGGGCCGCGCGGCGCGGGAAAGAATGCTCTCTCATCTTTCTGCTTAAATATCGCACACCTTCGCCAAATCGTCAACAAAAATTTCAATTTATTTTTGCATAAAAATTCACATTTTAATGGTCCAAATTTCGTGAAATCGGAAATTTGGCACGGTTCTTGTATAAAATTTCAGCGTTCGCAAGGCCAAATTTCGTAATTTCGGAAAATTGTCGTGGCTGGCGCCGCGTCATGAGACGCGGCCTACAGGAGCGACCCGCCGCGCCGCGTTGTAGGCCGGGTGTCCTCACCCGGCGAATGGTTGGATCATCACGCCCATGCCGCCGCGTCAGGAGACGCGGCCTACAGGGATGCCGCGTAAAATGCGCCACGTCGCGTCTGGGCGCGTTTTGTGGCCCTGTGGCATCATGGCCGCCCCCGCAGACCAAAACGCCGTGGCTGGCCGATTAACTCGCGATTAACTCACTCGGCGGATTTCATCATCAGCGCGCCGCCGCGAAAAATTCAGGAATTAATTTGCACCATGAAAGAAAGTGAAATTTTCCTTGCCAACCCAGTGGCCAATGTCTAGGTTGCGCTTAGTGCGAGAGCCTATGCAACCAGTTTTAGCGGGCGCGATGGTCTCCAGTGAGTCATCCTCCTCACGGTCTGCTCTCACGTCGCGTCCCGCTTTTTTCATCATGCGCAAAATCTGTCTGCCGTTCGTGTGCATCCTGGTGTTGACCGCCGGTTGCACCGTCACCTCCTACACCAGCCCCACCGGCGAGAAATTTTCGCGCACGGCCATTGGCACCAAAACCAGCGTCGGAGAGCTCAGTGTGGCCGCCGATGCCGCCGGCGTGCGCAGCCTGAAGCTCAAGCAATACAGCAACGATCACACGGAAACCGCCGCGGCGGTGACGGAAGCCGCCGTGCGCGCCGCGCTCAAACCGTGACGTTTGACCCCATCAAAGCCATGCAACTGGCGCGGTTGCTGGAGGCCGCCCCCTCCGGCGGCGTGGCCCAGCGGTTGCACGCGCCTCGCACGGATACCCAGGCGTATGTCATCCGCGATCCCGCGCGGACCATCCTGTTGTTCCCCGGCACGGAGGGCGCGCGTGATGTGCGCACCGATCTCAAAGTGTCTCTGGTGTCCTGGTATGCCGGAAAGGTGCATCGCGGTTTCCGGGCGGCGGCGATGGAAATTTGGCCGCTCACAATGGCCGCCATGCCGCCCGCCGGCAAACGGCAACCGTTGCTCCTGGCCGGGCATTCCCTGGGCGGCGCGTTGGCCCAGCTCATCGCGCACGCGGCCGCGCGGGATCATCTGCCCTTGGAAGCCGTCTATACCTACGGACAACCGCGCGCGGGCAATGGCGGGTTCGCCCGCGCTTACGATGCGCAACCGCCATTGCATGAAATCACCTTCCGCTGCGTCAACCATCGCGATCCCATCCCGCGCGTGCCGTGGCTGCTCGGGCGTTACCGTCACGCCGGGCGCGAGGTGTATCTGCCAAAGACCGGTCCGGCGCAGGTGGAACGCTCGCTCTGGGCGCGGTTCACCGAGGCGCTGGAACGCTGGCAAACCCCGGAAGAACCGCGGGCGGCGGAATTGGCCGGGTTCGCGGATCACAGTTTGCGCGCGTATATCGCGCGGTTGGAAAGGTTATGATGCGCTCAATTCTCGGAGCCGCCGCGGCGGGAGACGCGGCCTACAGAGCCATGCCGCCGCGTCATTGTGGGCCGCGTGTCCTCACGCGGCGTTTCCTGGCAACGCGACCAACAGAGATGAAACACCTTGAAATTCGGGCCAGCTTATGATGCTATCGCAACTCAACAGTCCCCCGCCGGAATTCGCCGGTTACGCGCTGGCGTTTGTGGTGGGTTTGACAGCCGCGGCGGCCAGCATTGTGGCCATGATTCGCGGTGGAAAAAAACAAAGCCGCGCCTTGGAACCCGATCCCTTGCGCGTGCAAACCGTGCCGGATCTCGTCACCCGCGATGCATTTGACAAGGCCCATTCGCATCTCGTCAAGCGGTTGGATGGGCATGACAAGGCCATTGAAGCGATCCGGCAGGAAATGAAGACCGACCGCGAAAATTCGGAGAGCGCCTCGCGCGTGCGCAGCGCCGGCATTTACAACCGCATTGACGATCTGCGCCGCGAGCTGTGCGACAAAATGGACGCCATCCGCGTGGAAAGCAAAAACGACACCGCCGGCGTGCATAAACGGATCAACGACGTGTTGCACGCCGTGGGCGAATTGAAGGGGAGGATGTGCGGCACATGATGCGGAAACTCAAGCGCACCGTGCTATCCGTGCTCGCTCCCTGCGGGGAGTATCCCATGCCCGAGCCCGCCCTCACCGGCGCGGTGCGTTTGTTGTATCCCGAAGTCACCATCAGCGATGTGCGCGCCGCCGTGCGGGCGTTGGAAGAGGATGGCTACGTCATCGGTGTCGCCCACGAGCTGATCGACACCACCTGGTCCTTGACCCCAAAGGGCATCCATCTTTCCCGACAATTGCCATGATGCGCAAACGCACAAAATCCAAGCTGGACAAATACGCGGAACAACTCACCGCGTGGGAGGCGGAAAACGCCACCCTGGAATCCATGAAAACCCGCCTGGCGGACCAAGGCTGCGCCGTGTCGCTGGGGCGGCTCTCCAATTACTTTGCCTCGCGACGCGCGGAACTCCGCCGCATCGCGGCCCGCAACTCCCTCTTCGACGCCATCCGCGATGGCGCCGCCACCAACCATGAGCTGGACCGCGTGTTCAATGAAAATCCGTCGCCCGATTTGGCGCGCCTGGTGGACATCACCAAATCGCTCGTGTTCTCGCTCAAGGTCCGCGCCGTGAAACCCGATGGCAAAGTGGACAAAGAGGAATTGTCCCTCGCGTCGTTGTTGTTGCGTGAAATCACCCATGTCCTTACCCTGCGCGTCCGCGAACGCGAAATGGACCTGACCGAACAAAAATTCAAAGCCGCGCTCAAGAGCAAGCTGGAATCCGGGCTGGACGCCCTGGCCGCCGCGTTGCGCGCCAACCCGGAAGCCATGCTCCTGTACCAGCAGGCGCGCGATCTCGTGGCCCGCGAAATGCAATGACCGCCGCCCCCACCAACCCAGCCATGGCCCGGATGGACGCGCACCTGGCACGCGATCGCCGGATGATTGAGTCGGTGACATTCCCGCCGAACTTCCTGGCCCGGCTGGACGCGCACCTGGCGCGCGATGGCCGGGCCGTGGCCACGCCGCGCGTGCGGAGCTTCCGCGAGTTCCTCACCGCGCACGCGCGCGTGCCCATCGGAGGCGGGGAATACGGGCCTTACACCTTCGCCGGGCGCGAAGCCCTGGGCGCGGTGGTGGATACCATTGATCACGTCCTCGGCTCGCTCACGGGCAACCCGCTTAAAGATTCCGAGATCGTCCTCGCTGGCGGCGCGCAATTCGGCAAAACGATTCTGGAACAAAACCTCGCCGCGTATTGCGCCGGATGCCGGTTCCTGAACGTGGGCGTGTATCTGCCCGATGACGAATTGGCCGGGAGCATTGTGGACGCCAAATTCCGCCCGGATGTGGTGGATCAAATTGACTGGTTCGCCGCCCTCACCCACATCGGAAAATCAATCAACAAATCCGGGCGCGCCGTGAACACCAAAGGCGCCTTCCTCGTCACCGATGGCGAGCGCAAAGCCGTGGGCCTCTTTCGCGGTCTGCGCAAAGTGCCCACCAGTTTTTCGCTGGACGTGATCGTGCGCGATGAAGAAGACGACATCCCGCGCGACAAAGCCAAATTCCTTTCCGGCCGGCTTTCCGCCAGCACGTTGCGTCTGCAAATCATCGTCGGCACGCAACGCATTCATGGCGCGGGCCAAAACCGGAAATGGGAGGAAGGCAGCCAGGGCGTGCTGCTCGTGGACGGGATCAATCCGGAGGAACATTGGCCGCAAATCTGCCGCGCGCAACTCGGCCCCGTGCCGTCTTCCGACGATCCGCAACTCACCTACGAAGGCGACTTCAAGCGGCCAGGCAGCCCGGACGTGGTGCTCACCCACACCCCCGACCAACGCTACTACCTGGCCCATCCCAAGACCGGCAAACCGTTGGACCGGCACCGCGTGAAATGGCTGCATCGCCGTCCCGACCGCCTGGCGTTGCGCCGCTATTCGTTCCGCGTCTCGCAACTCGGGATTCCGGCGATTGACCTGGCCCAGATCGTGGCCCACTGGACGCGCGCCGTGGGCGATGGCGAGGAAATGATTTCGTTTTGCTGCGACCGCCTGGCCCGGCCCAAAAGCGCCGCGCAAGCGCTCACCCCGGCCATCCTGGAACGCGCCCGGCAGGTGACGACTTTCGATTTTGGTATGACCACACCGGACGCGCCGCGCGTGGCCGGCTTGGATACCGGCGACCGCTGCTGGCTCGTCACCCGAGAACGCCACGCGGATCACGCCCGCCTGGTGCGCGCGGATAAAATCGCCGCCGGCGACGTGGTCTCCCGCACGCTGGCCTTGTGCGCGCGATACCAGGTGGGCGCGCTCTTCATTGATGAACGCCCGCTGGTGAACGAAGCGCGAATGCTGGCGCTGGCGTTGCATGGCTGGACGGATTTTGAATTCCCGCGTGTGGATTGGACCAGCCGCGATTGTTACGTCAGTTTGCCCGGCGGCACAGCGTGGGATGGCCGCCGCCAGGTCTGGAAAAACCTGCGCGCCGCCGTGGTGCGGTTCACCCGCGCCAAATTGGGCGCCGGCCTGCGCCAGATCGTGGTGGAATTTGAAGCCGATGGCCGCCGCCGCGCCGTGCCCGGCATTGAATGTAACCGTTTTGAGACAATTGACCGCGTGGTGCGCGAATTTCTGACCCCGGCGGAAAACGTGATGGAAGTGCGCGGCGGCAAACTGCGGCAAACCCCCGCCTTGTTGTTGCCCCGCCGCCCCACAGGCGCGCCGGCCATCCTCGAAACATTGGATGCCCACCTGCTCACCGGCAGCCAACGGGAGAAAGACAAAGCCGGTGAGCTTGGCGATTATTTGGATGCCGTGGACAATCACTTGCTTCTGGCCGCAGCTTACGCGGCCCTGGCGGATAGTGTCACCGTCGGCGCGGGTCAATTCGGGCCCATGTTCAAGCCGGTGACGTTCCGTCCCCGGCTCGCGCGCACCCTCGCCGCGCGGCGGGAAAGGATTCTCGTGGGATGAGCCAAAAAATCACCAACCGCCCCCAACGCAAACCGGACGCCGGACGCGGCAAATCCGTACGCGAACTCGTGCGCATTGTCAACACCTGGCGCGATCAATGGAATCCGTTGCGCGGCCTGGTCGCCGCCCGCGCCGTGCAATTGATCGAAGCCGCCGAGGCCGGCGATTACGCCGATCTGGAATTGACCCTCCGCAAAGTGGAACGCCGGTATCCCGTGCTCAAAGCCTTGATTGCGCGCCGGCTGTCGGCCGTTGAAGCGTTGGATTGGGACATCCGCATCATGAGTCCGTTGCCGCCCGGCCTCACCGAAAAGCAGGCCCGGGCGCAACAGAAATTTCTCCGGGCCCGCTACGATCTGGTGAACAATCTGCCCGAGGCCATCGGCTTCCTGACCCTGGCCGAAGTGCGCGGGTTTTCCGTCTGCCAAATCCACGAGACGGAGGATGGCCGGCTGGAGTTTCATTGGTTGCCGCAATGGTGCTTCAGCCGGGAGGGGCAATTCGGAGATTGGTACTGGAATGAACGCAGCCAGGCCGGCCTCGGCGTGGGCGCGTGCGCCGCTGTCTTGGGCGAGGATAACCGGATCGGCGGTGGCTTGCCGCGGGATTCCTTCATCATCCGCGAAGTGGACACACCGCTTTATGAAATCGCGCTGTTCGCATTCTTGAATTGGTCCCTGGCGCGCAAGGACCACGCGGCGTTTGTCGAGATTTTCGGCCTGCCCAATTGCATCGTCGAAATGCCGCCGGACATCCCGCCCGGGCGCGAACCGGAATTCCGGGAGGCGGCGGAAAAAGTGGCCGAGAGCATCAGCGGCGCCGTACCCGCCGGGGCCAAACCGCATTTCCCCACCGCCACCATTCGCACCAATGGCCCGTTTGCCGAGTTCGCGGAAATCCAGGAACGCGACCTTGTGCTCGCCGGCACGGGCGGATTGCTCACCATGCTCACCACGCCAACCGGAATCGGCCAGGGTGCCAGCGCCGAACATGGCGAAGCCTTCCGCACCATCGCCCGCGCTGATGCGCGCAAAATTTCCGCCGTGCTCCAGAGCGATTTTGACCGCGTGGCACTGGCCCGCCGGTTCCCCGGCCAACCCGCCGGCGTGTATTTCGAGCTGGCCGCAAAGGATGAAACCGACATCACCGCATTCGTGCACCAGGTCAACATCCTGCGCCAAGCCGGATTCAGCGTGGACAAAGAGGAAGTGGAAGAGCGCACCGGCTACAAGATCGCCGGCGACCAAGCCATTGAAGCGCATGAAGATCGCGTGCTCAAACGCCAGATTGCCTACGCCCGGTGGAAAAAAGCCTTTGAAGCCGGCGAGACGAATGAACCCGCGCCCGATTTTGACGCCGCCGGCGCCGCCGACGCCGCCCCTGATGACCTGAAAAATCGGGATGACAAAGAAGACGGGCGCTGGGTTACGATTGACGGGCGGCCCGTCTTCATCCGCAAAGGCCAAAGCGTCGAGGCAGCCATCGACAAACGCGAGGAGAAAAACAAAGACAAAGCCGAAGCCAAAGACGCGCCCAAGCCAACGGACGCGCCCCAACCGCCGGAAGAACCCGCAAAACCCATGACGCTCTGGGAAGTCATGGATTTGTTGAAGGCCACACAACATCCCAAACTCACCGACGCCGAAAAAGAAGCGGCCGCAATGTATCAGGAGGAACGACATTTCCGAATCATCAACCAGCACTTGCGCGCCGATCCCGACGGGCCGCTGCCGAGAATGTATCAAGAATGCATTGACAACATGAAAGCGGCGTGTGAAAAATGCGAATTGCCTCAAGATATTGAAATCTACCGCGGCGCGTCTTACCGCGCCTTTAACCTCGACGCCGCCGCGGTAAACAAAATGAACATCAAGTTGCTTGAGGGGCGCACCCTCCAAGACAAAGGATTTGTTTCCTGCTCGATCAAAGAAGAAATGGGCGCGCAATTTTCCCGCGGCGTCTTGGTGAAAATTCGCGGCCGCAAAGGTCAGAAAGCGCTCTTCACCAACGGGATCAATCCGAGCTACCGCGTCGAGGCAGAAATGACCCTGCCGCCGGGAAGCCGGTTCGTCGTCCGCAAGGCCAAGTGGGGGACCGTCAAACAAGTGAAAACACTCATCCTGGAACTCGATTATGTCTGAACCACAAAAAGAAGACCGCTCCTACCGCTGGTGTTGGGATGAAGGCGACATCATCTTCGTGGACGATGAGCCCACGCCGCCAACCGAGAAGCCAGGGCCGGTGAAAAATCGCGCGCCGGAATTGACGCCGCGCCAAATCCTCGCCGCCGCCGTCACCCGCGATCTGTCGCCGTTCCGCGCGCGGCTGGAACGCATCCTCACCATTCAATCGCCCGACGTGCTCAAAACCAAGCTGCAACAATTCCTTGCCGAACTGCCGCAGTTACTCAAAGATTTGGAGGCCGATCCCGACACCGCCCGCGCGCTGGAGGAACTCCTGGCCCCCGCCGTCGCCCAAACCATCAATCCCTCATGAAGCCCATCTTTTACCGCAACCGCACCGCGCCGCTGGAATATCCCGAAACCGGGTTGCCCGCGCGCATTCACATCGTCCCCCGCGGCGAACTCTACAATGCCGAGGCCGGCGTCACCCAAATCCTCGATGATGCCGCGCTGGAATCCATCCTCGCCGATCTGCGCAACCAGAAGACCACGCGCGGCGGCCTCTATTTCGGCGAGGAACATTTCATTTACGACCCGGGCAAATCCTCCGAAGCCTTCGCCTGGGCGCGCGAATTCGAGCTGGACACGCACGGCATTTGGGCGGTCAACCCCGAATACACCGACATCGGCGCCGCCGCCATCCGCAACAAACGGTTCAAGTGGACTTCGTTCGCGGCCCACAAAGCGGACACCCAAGAACTTTCCCCCGGCAGGGTCAGAATCCTAAAGATTGACACCGTGGGATTTACCAACCAAGCTGGCGGCAAAGACGTTTTGCAGCCAGTCCACAACCGCGATGACGCGGCAAAGAAAGGAAACATGAACAGCATCAAAGAAAAATTGGGGCTGCCCGCCGAGGCTGCCGAAGAGGACATCCTCGCGGCCATCTCCAAACTCCAAGAGCGCGCGAACGCCGCCGAGGCGCAGGAAAAAGAAACGGCGGAATTGCAGAACCGTTTGCACGCGCTGGAAGCCGAACAGGTGGACAGCGTGCTCGCCGCGCACGGCGTCACCAACGAGAAACAAATCGCCCGGCTCAAACCGGCCTTGCTGCCCCTGGCCAACCGCGCCGAACGCGTCGCGTTCCTCACCGACCTCGGGTTCACCCCTCCCGCCACCGGCGCGCCGGAGTGCCGGATGTTGAACCGGCACCATCTGCCGCCGCCCCCGGCGGATACCAGCACCCCGGAAGCCCAGAAAGAACGCGCGTTGCGCCTGCGCAATCGCGCCGAAAAACTCCGGGCCGAAGGCATGACTTTTGAGGCGGCCTGGCGGGTCGCCGAAAGCGAAGAACAATCCCAAAAGAAAGGTTAAACAACATGAGTGCAACAGCCGCAGGCGCCGCCTGCATCGAATCATTCACCCCCGCCGCTGATTACACCGGCAAAGAAGGCTACGGCGTCACCGCCACGGGTGGAGTGGCCACCATCGGCACCAGCGCCACCGTGCCGCATCACGGCATCATCCTCCAAGGTGCGGATACCAATGGTAAAGTCATCGTCGCCCTTTGCGGATACCATCAACCCGTGTGGATCAAAGTTTCCGGCAACGTCACCAAAGGCGAGTTTATGAAACAACACACCAACGGCACCTACGTTGCCAACTCGGCCGGCGCCCGCGTCGTCGGCGCCATTGCCATGGAAGCCGGCAAATCCGGCGATCTCATCCGGGCCGCGTTCCTCGGCGCGCCGTATCCGCTCGCCAGTTAATCCACATTTTTAACCACCGAAAGGATCAACCATCATGAGTGTAAAATCCACAGCCACCCTCAACTGGCCTCTCACCCAATACGCGCAAGGGTTCATGCAGGACCGCCTCGCCGCCTACCGGCTGGCCTCGCTCCTCATGCCCATCGTCAAGGTGGGCGCCGCCAGCGGCACGTTCAAGAAATTCGACGACCGGAATTCGTTCCTCGTCACCGACACCTATCGCGGCGTTGGCGGCACCGCCAAACGCCTGAAGTTTGAAGCCACCGACGGCACCTATGCCTGCGAACCGCACGCGCTCGAAATCCCCATGGACGATTTCGAGCCCGATCTCGTCGGCACCGGCGCCGGCGCGGCGGGCGCGGAATTGCTGGCCCAAGGCAAAATCAAGTCGCTCCTCAGTGTCAAAGCCACTTCCTACGCCAAGCGCGCCGTGGACTTCGCTTTCGCCAGCCTGACCCCGGTCGCGGATCGCGGGAATTTTTCCAACGAATCCATTGATCCCATTGACCAGCTCGACGAACAAATTGACGCGCTGGCCACGGATGTGTCTTCTTCGGAAAACATCACCCTCATCCTGTCCCTCGGCGTCTGGCGCAAAATCCGGATGCACCCCAAGGTCAAGGCCCGCGTCCAAGGCATCAAGACCGCGCTGTCGCGCGATCAATTCCTGGACACCCTGCTCCTGCCGGTGAATCTGGAAATCAGCAGCGTCAGCGCCACGGAAACCAAGTGGGGCCAGTCCACCGTCAACAAGGGCAGCCTGGTGGGCAACTACGCCATCCTGCTCTACAGCCAGCCCAATCCCGGCCTCTACGATCCATCCGCCTTCAAGTGCTTCAGCACCAACGACGCCCTCGTGGACGGCGTGCGGCAATACCGCGAAGAATCCGCCCGCAGCGAAGTCTATGCCGTGGATTGGAGCGAGGACATGAAGCTCTGCTCCACGTTGTGCGCGCGGCTGCTGGCCATCTCTTAATCCTCAACCGGAGAATCGAATCATCATGCGAAAAATTCTTTACTTCATCGCCGGCCTCGCCGCCGCGGCCTTTGTGGCCCAGGCCCAGGTTGTGCCCTTGCAGCCATACGTCATCCAATTGAGCTGCACCAACAAGGTGGTGGATAACAATACCAACACCACCAGCGTCGGCCAGCCCATCCCCTTGGGCGATTACCGTTACGCCGGCATTCAAGTCAGCGGCAATCTCACAAAAACCGAGGCCAAAAATGCTTGGTTCCTGTTCAGCCGCTCCTGTGACGGCAACAAATACACCACCGGAACGCCCATCGCCATCCCGCTCGCCTTCACAACGGGCGGCGCGGAAGCGGTAACGAATACCGTGGTGGATTTGGCCGGCTACACGCATATCAAGCTGGCCGCGCTCGGCTTGGAGGACACTACGGCCGCCGATGCCACCAACATCGTCGTGACCGTAACCCTGAAAAAGAACTACTGGTAAGCGCCATGCGGCGCGGGCCGGGCGGCTGCTACGCGGCCGCCCGGCGCCACCACCCCATCATCATGGCCTGGCTACCGCTAACCGTTGACGAGCTGCTCCAGGAATTCACCCCGCTGGAGAAAAGCACGCTGGACCACCTGCAATCCCCGCAGGGCGGCCCATCCTCGCTCGCCCCCATCCTGGCGCGCTCCGTCGCCAAATTTCGCGGCGCCATCCGCGCCGGCGGCCAGGCCCTAGCCAACGGCGACACCATCCCCGATGACGTGCGCGATGAAGTCATCGCCCACGCGCGCTGGCGGTTCCTCATCGCCTTCCCCTCGCTCAAAGCCCTGCAAACCCAGGAACGCAAGGAAGCCTACGAAGCGGCGGAAAAGCTGATTGACAAACTCCGCAACGGCCTGGCCGTGGAAAATGCGGAGGATGAATCCAAAACCGGCGGCGTGCGCCCCTGTTTCGGCGTGCGCACCCGCGATTTTACCCGCGCGAAAATGGACGGTTAACCCCCCGTTAAAATGGCCACCCTCCTCCCCATCGCCACCCAGCTCGCCTTGTATTACAGCCTGCGGCGTTACACCGCCGATCTGGGGCGCGCCACCGTGCGCGCCGCGCTGCTGGCCATGGTGGAAGGATTGGAAGCCGTGCTCAATCCGCAGCAGGAAATCCGCGAAGACCGCGAATTCCCCGTCACCGTGGGGCCAACGCAGGAATCCCTCCGCAGCGAGCTCGCCGCCTGGCTACGCAGCTGGGGCGCGCCCGATGACGTGGACGAAAAACTCAACCTCGATTTCAAGCTGGATTTGGCCGAGCGTGTGGCCCGCGGCGCCGCGAGTTACGTTGCGCAACAGGAGGATGTGGATGAATACCCGGCGCTAGAGTTGTTCCGCCTTTTTGACCGCGACGTCCCGCGCGGATTCATGCGCGGACCGCGACAGACATTGATCCCCGTGCCCGATGACGATTGGCCGTCACGGTTCCGCGATGCCTGCGTGGCCGCCGGCGATGCCGCCGCCTTGCGCGTGCTCGACACCACCGGGCGCATGGTGGCCCTCAAAAGCTCAGGCGTCTGGCCAGATCTCGGCAACAACCGACCCGACACCCTCGGCAATCCGTATCCCCCGTTCGCGTTCAATTCCGGTTACGATGTCGAGGGTGTCCCCTTCCGCGAATGCGTGAAACTCGGCTTGCTCGCGCCCGATGCCACGCCCACCGGGGCCGCCGTGGATTTCGGCAAGCTCTTCGCCAAAATTGAATTGGAGAAATTGCAAGCATGAGCGTCCGCGTCAATGTCACCATCCGCCGGGATAACGCCGGGCCCGCCCTCGCCGCGTTGCTGGCGTTGACCGCCCCGGAAAGTTTGGGGCGCAAACTGGCCGATCCGCTCAAGGTATTCTGGAAACGGCACCTCGCCAAAATGCCACCCAATAAACGCGGATGGCCACGCACCCGCTTCTGGGAACACGCCGCCAACAGCATCCAGGCGGACCCCACCCCGGATGGCGTCAGTCTGTACGCGGAAAAACAAGGCGTCCGCCAGCGGTGGCTCGGCGGACCCATTGAACCCACGGCAGGCAAAAAAGCGCTCACCATCCCCATTTCCCCCGTCAGCTATGGCAAACGCGCCAGTGATTTCCACGGCCTGTTCATGATTCAGACCAAGAAAGGCGCCTACCTCGTGCAACACGGCCAGGAGATCTCCACGAAAACCGGGCGGTTCGTCAAACGCGCCTCCGGTGGCGGGCACATGGAACGGCGGCTCAAAGCCTCGCTCAATTTCTTATTCAAACTCTCCCCCCGCGTCGAACAACCGCCCAACGCCGAAGTCGTGCCCACGGACGACGACTTTGTCACGGCCGCCGCGCGGGGGTTGCAACGGGTCATGCAGGAATTATGAACCCAGTCGCTCCCATCCCCAACCTGACCGATTTCACCGGCGCGCAGCGGGATTGCTTCCACCTGCTCCTCGGCACACCCGCGTTGCGCGGCGTGAACATCATCGAAGAACGCCGCTTCCTCCTGCAATCCGATGTGGAAATCGCCGCGCTCTGGCAGACCCCGCGCAACGGCACCGCCGGCGCGGGCGTCATCTGCGAAATGGTCACGGCCAACGTCGAGCATCCCAATGTCAGCGGCCCCATCTTTGATCTCGAATTCGGCTTCGCCGTGCTGGAAGAGCGCCACCTCAATCTCACCCCCGGCACCGGCACCATGCTCACGGCGGAACAGATTGCCCAGCTCATCCTGGACACATTGCACCTGACCACGCTGGACAGCGTGGGCACACTCTACGCCACCGGCATCGCGCCCGCCGCGGATTGGATTGATCCGGAGTCCGGCATCATCGCCCAGCGCGCCCGGCTCGCCGCCAAAAACAGCCGCAGCCAAACCAAACGTTGCGCCCCCGTGCGGATCACCGTGGCCGACGGCGAATGCACCCTCGCGTGCGCCACGCCGGATGCCGAAATCTGGTTCACCCTCACCGAACCCAATGACCTCGCGCCGCCCACGCCGGCTCCGTCAAATCGGGAAGCCGGCGCCGCGCTGTATCTTGATCCGTTTCCCGTCGCCGCCGGCCAAATCATCCGCGCCGGCGCCGTGCATGAAATCTTGAACCCGTCGCCCATCACACGAACCGTTATCCCGTCATGAGTTACACCGGAAACAACCCCGTCACCGGCCCCGCGCTGGTCACTTACAATTCAAAAAATCACCAGACATTGGACGACCTCCAGGTCGCCATCGCCCCCGTCGACTCCCCCATTGTCACCGGGTTGGATGGTCAGATTGATGCCTCCGTCCTCCGGCACGATGTCCGCGTCACCTACACCCCGGACGGCCGTTGGACGGCGGACATGAAAGGTGTCCTTTTCCCTTATCTCTCCAAGCGCCGCGGCGAAAATTGCGAACTCTCCGGCGTGTCGGATACCCCGCTCAGGATTGACGGCATTGACGGCCAAATCCACACCGTCAAACGCGCCGTCCTCACCCGGATGCCGGAAATCACCTTTGCCGTGGATAAACCCGTATATGGCCCCGCGGAATGGGAAGGCATCTGCGCCCGCGGCAAAGACCCCAAGGACGCCGACAGCTACTACACCGTGATCACCACCGGCGCTTCCGTCACCGATGCCAATTTTGATCCCGCCGATCAATTGCGCGGCAACGCCACACTCACCTTCGGATCGTTGTCCGGCATCGAAGCCCAGGACGGCTGGAAAGTAACGCCCGCGCTCACCGTGCAACGGGTCATCGTCGGTGGAGTCCTCCGCAAGATCGTCTTCGATTCCCTCACCGCCACCGTCACCGGCATCCCGGCCAGCACGTCCGCGGATGCCTTGCTCACCGCGCTGAAATTCCAGGGCGGCGACGACGTGCTCCCCGGCCGTTCCGGGCGCTCCATCTCCGCGCCGCTCACCATCGCCATCGGCAACACCACCGTCTTTTACGCCGCCAAGGCCGCCCTCGTCACCGGCGCCGTCGTCTTCGGCGTGAACACCTTGCGCGAGGGCGAAATCGCCTTCCAAATCATCCGCGACTTTTCCAGCGGTTCGCCCGCGGCCCTCTGGGCCTGGACCGCGCCGTCGCCATGATTCGCCCCGGATTAACCGCGCATTAAACCGGCATGGATTACGGCGTCGAAATCAAAGTGGACGACACCACCACCCTGGTGGAGAAAACCGATACCGTGCTCGATTGCACCCACGAACCACGGTATCAGGAGCAGATCACGCCGTTGCTCGGCGGGGACAGCCCGTTCGTCAAAGACCGCGACAACGTGCTGTCCTCCATCACCTTCATCGTGCAGAAGGAACACGCCTCCGTCGCCGCCGCGCTCGAATACCAGCTCAACATCGTGGGCCAAACCCCGCGCCAGGGCGATGTCGCCATTGCCATCGACAGCGGCGGCAACCCCACCAGCTACACAATGGAAAACGCCCTCATCCGCGTCACCCCGGGCAATTGGTACGGCATCCTGACCACCACCCGGTTCACCTTCATCGGCCCCGCGCCCAACATCCCACCGCCGGAGGAAGAATAAATGCGTCTCCTGTTTACTTTGTGTCTGGCCTTCGCCGCCGCCGTTGCCGCCGCCGCCCAGGAGGCGCACCTCGTCGTTTCCGCGCGCGATCTCGGCATGGCCCCCGTGCCCAACCGCACCGTCACCCTCACCCCCATCGCCCCCGTCCCGCGCACCCTCGGCACCAATCTCTTCAGCCGGGAACCGCGTTCCCGGCGCACCGACCTGGATGGCGTCTGCGTCTTCTCCAACGTCGTCTGGGGCGCATATCGGCTCGATCTCTCCGGCGCGCCCGGCACCAGCTTCCCGCTGATCCTCGGCACCAACACAACCGGCTACGTCAGCGCCGCCGCGTTGCTCACCCTGCCCGCCGCCCTGCCGCCCGATCCCGCCACCAACTACTACACCGCCGCCCAGGTGGACGCCCTGCTCGATGCCCTCCCCGGCGCCCAAGGCGCGGCCACCAACATCTACAGCACCGCTTTCGGCGAGGGGCTGGCCGCCCAAACCAACGGGCTACTCTACGAGGTTTCCGTCAACACCAACACCATCGCCACCCGTGCCTTCTCCCAAACGTTGACCAACGGGTTTATTGTTGCTTTGGACGCGACCAATGCCGCCAGTGGCACCATCGCGGCCAACGAAAACCTGGCCGGTTGGTCTGGTATGACCGGCGCCAATGTCGGCACCAATGGCACCATTGAATTTGCCGGCGGCGACTTCCTCATCATCGGTCCGTCGGGTTATATCGGAGGCCCGTCCGCCGAGTTCGATTTCATTAATAACCGATTCATGTCCCTTGGCTTGATGACTTTTGGCGCGCTGGGCAATCAAATCATTCTGACCAACGACGGCAGCGGATTTTTTGCAAGCTCGGTGACGGCTTCTAATTTTGTTGGGGACGGCGGCGGCCTGACGAATCTTCACGCATCGGACATCACCTCCGGCACCCTCTCCCCGGCGCGGCTGGCCACCAACGCGCCGGCGGCGGGCCAGGTGCTCACGGCCACCTCGGCCACCACAGCCAAGTGGGACGCGTCCTCCGGCACGGATACCAATACCGTGACCAGCATTGCGGCGGCGGCGGCGCAAGCGGCCACCAACAATCTGCCCGGGACTTATTACCCATTATTGTCCAATCCAAGCAATTATTTTGACCGGTATATTCAAGTCGCCCCGGCGCAAGGTAATGCGAAATTTGACCAGCACGCGCTGCAATTTGCGCTGGATCAAACGACCAACAACGGCGTGAGTTATTGGGGTGGGCGAACCGTGGTGGAAATCCCGGCGGGCGATTACTGGTTGACCAACGCGCTGACGATCCGGACGCACGGGATGACAATTCGAGGGGCGGGTCGTCAACGGACGCGCTTGCGGCAGACCGACACAGCCCATCCGATTTTCAACTATCAAGGATTGTACGGATTCACCCATGAAGGGACCAACGCACTCTGGTATCTGGTTGTCGAGGACCTTACCTTGCAACAACCCACTGTAGTAACAACCGCCCGCAATGCCGCGCTGGATTTCCGTTCCAAGACAAGCGGGCAACAGCTTTCCCGCGCAACGTTTCGCAACTTGGAGATTTCTGGTTTCTTTTACGGGATTCACCTGCGACATGCGGTCGTGGTGCTGTGCGAAAACGTTGAAGCCTACAACAACAATCACGCATTCTATCTCGAGAAAGTGGACTCGGCGCTACTGCTTAATTGTTTGGGCGGGGACGCGCTGGCGGCAACCTATTACACCAACAAATTCGGCACCAACCATTCGACATTCCTGACCTACAAACGTGGGGGCTCATTGGAAGGGAATGCTTCTGGGTTTGCGTGCAACGTGATTGGCGGGGAAGCGCGGCGGGTTAACACCATCTTTGATGTCGAGTGCGGCCAATTTTCGGTGCAGGGGTTTAACAATGAGTTAATGCCCAACGGGCCGATTGTGAAGCTCGGCGCTTATGTCACCGGCGCAATCATCTGGGGGATGCGCAACGGACGGATGGCGACCAACGCCAACCCGGTCGTGCGGATCGCGGCCAGCGTCGCGCCGAGGGTGCAGGTGTTCACGCAAGAACCAGACAGCAGCAGTTATCCGAAAATTGAGCTGGCGGGCGCGAATGATTACCTGCAATGCATCGACGACGGGATAACCGTGACCAACACCGCCAACGGACAAAGCTACACGGTGCGCACGATGCCCATGGCCACCAACGCGCCGGCGGCGGGTCAAGTGTTGACCGCTCGCGGGGTGAGCACGGCGGAATGGCTGTATCCGGTACCAACCTACAATCTCCATCAATCAACCAACCTCCCCGTCACCGGCCTGGCCGCCAGCGGCATTGGCGCGGGAAAATTTTTGCGGGGCGACGGCACTTGGGCCACCCCCAGCGGCGACGGCGGCGCGGCCACCAATATCATGGAGACGGCTTTCGGCTACGGGCTGGCCGCGCAAACTAACGGGCTACTCTACGAGGTTTCCGTCAACACCAACACCATCGCCACCCGTGCCTATGCCCAAACGTTGACCAACGGCTTCATCAGCGCGTTGGACGCGACCAACGCCGCCAGGGCCTGGCTCGCGTGGACGAATCTGCCGGCGGAATTCGGATTTGAATTTTATTCCGAGACCGACCCTCTCATTGGGATCAGACACGCTGGTTCTGAAATGGGATGGAGTCTTGGGGAGGCTGGCGATTTTAGTGCCCAATCTTTCATTGGGGACGGCAGCAGGTTAACCAGGCTCAACGCGACCAATATCACCTCCGGCACCCTCTCCCCAGCCCGCATGGCCACCAACGCGCCGGCGGCGGGGAAGATACTCTACGCAACCAGCGCGGGCACGGCGGAATGGCGTCAGGAAGCGGTGGGGGTCGTCACACTAACCGATGCCGAGACCATCACCACCCCCTGCGATCAGGGGAGTTATTTCAGGGTTACGCTGGGCGGCAATCGCACCCTGGCCAATCCATCCAATGCGTCCGACGGCCAACGACTGGTCTATCAAGTCATCCAAGATGGAACAGGCGGGCGCACCTTGAATTTCGGGAACAAGTTCAAGTTTGGTGCTGATCTCCCCAGCATCACCTTGAGCTCGGGCGCCGGCAAGGTGGACTTCATCGGCGTCATCTGTGACACGGCCAACGACGCGTATTATATCGTCTCGTTTAACGGAGGATTCTAATCATGGAGTTAGTCTGGACAATCACCGGTGCATTAAGTTTGGATCACTCCAACAGTGTGGTGTGGTCCATTGACGGTGCGTGGTACACCGGCGCGCCGTCGAAAATCAAACAGCACAGCATGTTCCTTTCAATGTGATGGAAATAATCAAAACAACAGTCATCCGAGAGACAGCGGCCCGGGGCGGGGTGCGGGTAATCTTCCAGCACGTGGATGCTGAGGGGAATGTGCACGGGCCCTACGTCATCCACCGGCCCACCACCAAGGGCCTGACGGACGTGCTCGCGGATCACGCCCGGCGATTGGAGGCCCGGCGCGATTACACCCCCGATCCGGAGGACGAAAAGCTGGTGTTGATCGAAATGTTACAGCAGCATGATGCCAGGGTGCTGCACGAGGTGTTGGGCTTGTCCGCCCAGGAGGTGGTGGCTTTGCGGGAGTCATGGGAGCGCGAGCGGACCGCCAAAGATGCGGGCCGAGAAGAGAGGTAACCATAGGAGACGAAAGCATGGCAACATTATATGTTTCAAGCGTGGATGGTGACAACGACAGCCCCCCCAGCGAAGCGTGGTGGAATGGAAACCAAAATACGTACGAGTCGGTGCAGGGGGCGTTGTCGGCGGCCACCGCCGCGGACAATACCATCTATGTCGATTCACACCATGATTTTGAGGGGGCCGGTATTACCTGGAATTTGCCCGGAGACAATTCCGTGAGAATCATCAGTGTGGACCGGGTGAGTGGACTCTGGACGCCAGGGGCGAGGGAGACGATCGATACGAACGTCACATTCACCATCGGCGGTGCGGTGGGAAATTACTATATTTACGGAATCTATTTTGACACTACTGAGGGTAATGGGAGTAGCAAGCACTTCAGCATTGCCACTGTGGTCAACAATGTGGTTCTCGAAAAATGTACTTTGCGCTGTCAAAGTAATAATGCCACCTATACTATGATGGTGGGAGCACTGTCGGGTAGTACATCTTCACGATCTAACGCAATTTTGCGAAACTGCAACGTCATTGCTCATGATAGCGATAGTAATGCGGTCATAACGTGTCGCCAGAGTAATGTATTGTGTGTCAATCTTTCGGTGCGTTATTCGGGTGACGGGCGGCCCCCCGCCTTATTCCGGCCCGCCGCGTCGTCGTCTAGCGGATGGCGGTCCAGTGTACAATGTGTTGACTCGGATTTAAGCGCATTCGTTGGTGACATACTCTTGTTTAATAATAACTTTTACTTTGGAGAGCTTAGTCTGCAAAATTGCAAACTTAACCCCGACGCCACAATGATCTCTGGCGAGTTTCCTGATAATAATGGTGAGGTCACCGTCATCAACTGCTCCGCCGGCAACACCACCAACGTTTACGAATACCACAAAGACAACGGGACCCTTGTGGAGGATGAAACCGTCTATTACAAAGGTACCAAATACGCAGATGGGTCGAACATCAGTTGGGCCGTCGTTCCCAACAACAAAGCGACCGCCTACAATCCGTTCTATACCCCGTGGATTTCGGCATGGAATAATACGGTGGATTCCGCCGTCACAGCGAAGATCAAATTATTGACCGAGGAATCCGAGTTAACCGACACGCAACTTTGGGTGGAATTCGAGTATTTGGCCGACGCTAACTCGCCTCTCGGCACGCTGTATTCGACAAGGAACGACAACCCATTCGGCGATGGAGACGATTTGTCTAATGTCGCGGCGGGTAGCGCATGGGAAGCGACCCCATTGACAACTCCACGAGAATACATCCTCTCCCACACCTTCACCCCGAAACGCAAAGGATTGATTCGCGCCCGGGTGGGAATGCTGGCCGCCGCGGAGACGTGCAACATCAATCCGAAGATTGAGCTGTGAGACACCTGTTGCCCATCATCCTTCTGGCCGGCACCGCTGTCGCCGCCGATCTGCGGTTGCAGTGGGATCCAAGCCCATCCACGAACGTGGTGGGCTACACGCTTTACGCGGGGACCAACCGCGCCGCCGATCACGGCCTGACCAATGCGTTGGTGCGGTTGGATGTGGGCACCAACCTGGCGGCGACCGTGCGCGATCCGGTGCCGGGCCGCTGGTATTTCGTGGCCACGGCACGATCAGAGACGGCGGAGAGTTTGCCCTCCAACGAAGTCATTGCCGACGTGCCCGCGCCGCCGGAGCAACTGCGCACGGTCATTCTCCAGCACGCCGCCAGCCTGACCAACGGGTGGAATGACATCGGCTTTTTCAAGGTGCGGATAGAATAACTGTCATGGCCGATAAAAACCTCGAAATTGGTGTCAAATTCATCGCCGAGACCGGCCCCGCCCAGCAGGCCGAGGCGGAGCTTCAAAAACTGCGGGAGGCCGCTGAAGAAATCAGCAAAGCCAATAAGGAAATGGCCGAGACCGCCTCCGAAGCAGGGGAGAAATCCGAAGATGCCGGCAAAAAAACGGAAGAAGCCCTCAATTCGGCCTCCAAAGCGGGGGAACTATTGTCGCAAACCCTCCGGCACCATGCGCGGCAAATCCCACTCATCGGCGCCGCCGCCAACGCCACCTTCCCGCAGATGGCCGCCGTCATCGCCGGCGTCACCCTCGCCGTCAATGCCGCCCGCAAAGCCCTGGAAGATTTCCACAAGCGCATGGACGCCCTCGGCGACATCGCCGCCACGCCGTTCACCGCCCAGATCACCGTCCTGGAAAAAATCACCACCGCGGCCAACAACGCCACTGCGGCCGTCAATGCCACGCTGGAATCCATCAAGACCCGCTCCGAACTCTCCATCAAAGCCATTAACGCCGAGCACAAAGCTGCGCTGGCATTGATCGAGGCGCACAAAACCATGCAGGCAATGGCTGCCAAAACCGAGGAAGCCAAGGCGGCCGTTAGCGCGAAATTTGACCAGGCCACCGCGGATGCCGAGGCCGCCAAGCGCGCCGAAATCCTCAACCAAATGAAATTCCAGCGCGATGTCGCCGCCGCCCAATTGGCCAAAGATCGCGCCACTATCGCTGCGGCTCGCGTCAAACCGGAAGATGTGGACACCGAACTCAAGCTGGCCGAGGAAACACTCAAAAACATTGACAAACGGCTGCAAGACGAAGAGGTTGTCCTCAAGGGCGGGACCACCTCAAAAGGCGATAAGTTCAAAAAGATTCCAGAAAAAATTGCCGTTCAAACTGGCACCCAAGCAATCGGGACATTCGTTGGTCCAACATGGGAATGGCAGGAGAATCCTGAATATGAACGGCAAAAAGCAACTATCGAATTAACGAAGCGCTCCAGGGAACAGCAGCTTGAGAAAATCCGCCACCTCAAGGCGGCCGCCGGCGCCATCCCGCGCGCGGAAAAGCTCGAACGCCAAATCTTGCAATCCGACGTTGACATCACCGCCTTTGAACTCGAAACCAAAACCGGATTGCTTGGTGCGGCCGCTAAAAAATCACAGGATGCCGTTGAGGTGGAGGCCCAAATTCATCAGTTGATTAGTGAGGGGAGAAAATTAAGGCCCGGCCAGCTTGCGGAAGCGTTGCGCAGCCTTTCAAGTGCCGTTGGTGAATTCAATTTGACATCGCAGGAAGTAGAAAATCTGAAACACGAATTGTTCGTTTTGCGTCAAAAAATGGCCGCCTTCGGCGAAGTACCATGACCACCCTCGAATACAACGGCACGGAAAAATCCTTCGCCGCCTGGGGACTCGCCCTCGAAGGCGCCATCCTCACCCGCAACAATTGCCGGCCCGATACCTACACCGTCACCCACCCCCACGCCTCCGCCGCCGATCCCGATCTCTTCCCCTACGAAGCCCGGGTCATTATCCGCCGCGGACGCGTACTCGACAATGAAGAACTCACCGGCGGCACCATCGCTTTCGTCGGCTACTGCATCAGCGCCACGCTTTCCGCCGCCCCGGAAGGCGTCCTCACCACCTACACCTTCGCCAACGCTTGGTGGCTCCTCGAACGCACCCCGTTCCAACAGCGGACCGCTTCCAAGACCGTCGAATCCTTCTCGTTCCCCTACCAGTCGCAAGTCATCTTGTTCGCCCGGCTGGATCAAAACGATTATTTCGAGAAAATTGACAGCGGCACCCAGATCGCCGAAGCCCTCAACCATTGCCGCGATGCCTGCCTCGCCCTCGGCTGGAGCGCCCCCTATCAGCTCGGCACCATTGATCCAGCGCTCGATCTCCCCACCTGGACCACCCAGGAAATCTCCTGTGCGGCGGTCATCCAGAAAGCCCTCGAACTGTCGCCCGATTGCACCGTGGATTGGGATTATACCACCTCCCCGCCCACCGTCTCCGTCCGCGCCCGCGCCAACCGCACCGCCGTCACCCTCGCCCTCGCCCCCGGCCAGCTCACCGGCGGCGTTAACATCACCCCGCGGCACGACATCATCCCCCGCGCCGTCATCCTCTGGTATCGCATCGCCAACGCCGTGGACGGCGCCCTCTGCCTCGCCCTCGTCCGCGATAAATACGGCCCCAACGGCGCCAATTCCGCCTCCGATCCCGATTCCGGCCCGCGCGTCCTGCTCCAAACCTTCGACCTCGCCGGCACGGAAGTCGCCACCCTCCGCGCCTACCTGCACGCGGAAACCTGCCACGCCCAGGCAATGGACGGCGCCAACCCCGATCACGATGCCCGCCGCGCCTGGTTCGCCCAGTTCCTCCCCTGGCTCGGCGATGCCAAAATCCGCAACGTCGCAATCTTCGATGTCACCATCACCGACCGCGGCGGCGAACCCGTCAGCCTCGACAGCTACCCCCGCGTCGTCATGCCCGATTCCACCGGGCTCGGCCCCTGGATGAAAATGGCCGGCAACACCGCCGTCGAATTCGTGGATGTCACCATCAAATCCAAGCAGGTCTATTACGAGGAATTCGACGCCGAGACCGGAGGCAACTTGATCCGACAATGCCAGGAGAAAACCATCTCCGTCCGCTGCCGCCTCACCAACGGCACCACCGGCGATTACGATTCCGTCGCCTCCATCGTCGGCGGCGAGGAAGTCCCGCAAAACATCGCCAAGACCGTTTACGAAAGCCTCGCAACCCTCCAATACCAGGGCCGCAACATCCGCGTCGCCGCCGTGCCGCCCGGCACCGTCACCCTGGCCAATACCCTCAACCTGACCGGGGGCCGCGCCGAATGGGCCACCATGGCCGCCACCATCCAAACCATCAGCGAAGACGAAGGCCGCGGCCTCACCTCCATTTCCTTCGGCCCCGCCGAACACCTCAACGCCGGCGACCTCCGCGCCCTCTTCAGCTTCAACCGCGCCCGCCGACATTGGTATAACCCCGCCGCCCGCGAAACCGGCGAAGCCGGCGGCCTCGGCAACGTGGACCTCGGCCTCTCCGGCAGCCACGAAGATTCCGCCGCCGGTCGTAGCTGGGATGATACCCGCGCCGTCACCAGCGCCGCCGACCAATCCGGCAAACAAGGCGAAGTGTCCCTCCAAGCCGGCAACCGCCGCGTCGTCATCCGCGTCGTCAAACCAGCCACCGGCGGGGGCGGGGGAGGTGGGGAAGGCGGCCAGGGCAACGGCGGCAACGGCGAAACCGAAACCTCCGCCGAAGACGGCAGCGCCATCGCCGACCTGGCCGACATCAAAGGCCACGAAGTCAAATTCCGCGAAGTCCAAGTCTGCGTCGAAGACGGTGAAGAAGGCGCCACCATCAAATACATGAAAGTCTGGGGCACCGAACTCTACGACGAAAGCGAGGAGGAAGCAGAAGAAGACAACGGCGGAGGAGGAGGCGGCGAATGAAAAAACTCCTCGGCGGCGTCGCCTCCGGTGACGAGTGCATCTGCTGCCACCGCGCCGGCACCATCTACGCCATCAAATACTGGCGCGGATTCGAGCGGTTCAGCGAGGACCCAGAATTTGATCCCGACCGCCAGCTCGTTCGGCAAAAATGGCTGCGTTACCGCCTCACCGAAGTCTGGGAAGATTGCCACACCGGAATCTGGGATGACGATGCGGAGATCGTCATCACCCGTACCAAAGTCACCGAGCACGTCCTCCCGCGCTGGGGTTATCAATCCGAATGGACCCGCATCACCATCACCGGTGAATGGAGCGTAGAAAACAGCTCGTGGTTTGAACAGGATACCTATGATGGTTGCGGGAATTTCACCAAAGATTACAGCGAACCCTATCAAGATTGGGCGCAAACCTCCTGGCCATCCGTTGTTCCTGCCGAATCACAATTTAACGCCACCGAATCCGCCCCCTGCCAGTTCCATGGTGCCACGGAAGCTTGGATCAATGAAGCAGGGACGAAAATGGTTGAAACCGACGCCGCGAACAATTACACCGCCACCCACGAATTGATGGAGCCATATTCGCTGGAAGACGCCTTGGAAGATGCCGAGAAAATGCTGCGCTGGAAATCTTACGAGGAAAAAGCCAAATTTCTCGACGAGGACAATTCCGGCCCCGTGCTCATCCGCACCATTGAGGAGGATTTCGTTGGCCGTGGCTTGGATGACCGAACCTTCGTTTACGATACCACTCTCTGCGATCAAAAAGAGGATTTGACCTGGGAACAGGTCCAGAAATACACCTGCAAAAAGGTGGATCGGACAAAAGACGACACCCCCAGCGGGGACGCCCAGGCCCTCCGTCATTGGGTGGATTCAGGGTATGGCATTTTCACCATCACCCTCGCAAAATCCAAATGGCTCGGCGACGGAACACCCACCATCTGGGTGGATGGCCGCTGCTACCCTGAAAAAACCGCAAACCATATCCCCATCCTTGACGATCCGGATATGCTGTCCACGTCATTTGACCGGCTCGCATCCGATCTGCCCTCCGTCGTCACCGTCGAGCCCTCCAAAAGCAAACCCACCGGCCTGAGTGTTGACGACCTCGATTGCGGCGAGGAAGACCCAATCCAGGGCCAAATCATCTTCCCCGATGCCGCCCAATAACCCGCCCGCCACGCGCCGTTTCCGGCTCACCCACGAGCAGCGCGCCGCCATCCTCCGCCGCTCCGGCATCCCCCCCACCCGCGCCGCCACCGGCCCGCCCACGCACGCCGCGCCCGCCGCGCCCGCCGC